AAGCACGTGGTCTTGAATCTCTCGTCCACGAGCGGCTACCCTTGGTGCAAGCAGAAGAAGGAAGTGGCGAAAGAGGCCTACGAAGAGGCCTGCCAGCTGCTCAACGCAATCGCGGAGGGCACTACGGCGAAGTACGCGAAGGAGAACCCCCAGCTCACTCTTGTCCAAATGAAGAACAAGCTGGACCTCTACGAGTACGCGGAGACCAAGAAGTCAATCAGACAGTACTTCGTGTTTCCGTTCCATTGGACGTACCTGTTTTCAGCAGTGATGCAGAACGCGACCAAGGGGTTCACCGGGTTCTGGGAGAACCCGAGGTCCATGAATGCGCATGGATTCTCGTGGAACTATGGGGGGGGCGACCGCATCTATTCGTGGATCCTTTGGGCTAAGGCTCAAGGCCCTGGGATCTACGCGATCGCCTACTCGGACGACCAACTGTGGGTCGTTGTGTGCGAGGACGGAAAGACCTACGTCCTTGCGCCAGACTACAAGCGGATGGACATGAACCTACCTGGGTGGGTCGGAAAATTCGCCTACCAGCACTTGACCGAGCAGATGGGACACCTGCTTGACAAGACCTGGACAGCAGTCTTGCGCGAAAACTGCCGGATGGCCTTTGATACCCTCGTGATCATTGGCTACTCGCTGGTCTACCGTGCGTCCAATTTCCTCAAGTCGGGGGTTACTGGGACCGCGGAGTTCGACCAGTATGCGTCAGCGATGGCCTTCGCAGTCGTGAAGGAAGAGGTGGGTCGTCCTCCGGACCTCTCCACCTTTACGAAACGGCTCGAAACCGCGCTGGACAGAGTTCGTGTGGCCATGGGCCTGGTTGTCAAGCCGGAAACCATGCGCCCCCATCCTTTCGAAGAGGAGCAAGACAGGTACGAGTGGTCGTTTCTCGGGAAATCTCTCGTGAAGTTCCACGGCCACTACGTCCCGGGGTCGGAGCCAGTGCGGGCACTGGCCTCCATGACAAGCCCCAAGAAGAAGCTTACCCACCATTTGGCCATTGCTGGCCAGATGACGCGTGTTCGAGACATCATCGCCTCAGGGGGATTCGTTCACCCCCTTCTGTACCACGCTGCACGGCAGTGGTACGAGACGATGAGAAAACTCGACAACCGCCCGAAGGATCCTCTGGAACCACACGTGGACGAGATCAACACGTTCAAGAAACCCACCAACCTCGAGCCGCTCCTCAAGGAAGTTGGTGACCGTTTCCCGGAGCTAGAAGAGATCCTCAACCTCTACCTCCCAGTCAGTGCTCGCGTCGTACAGACCGCGGCTGGGACTGTCTCGGGACCCGAAGCTCAGAAAGAGCAGGTCACCCTCAAATCCGCCCTTGAACAGATGTACTCAGGGGATTCGTGGGCTGATTCGGAGCCAGGGTTTACTGATCGCAGTGGGCAGGACAAAGGAGATCTCTCCATTCCGAAACCGTCCTCGGTCCCTGTTGACCAACAGGGGAGAGTATTGCCTCTGCCCAAAGAGGTGAAGGCCCGGTACAATGAGCGGATCCGCGCTCTGTACCGCGAGCGCCTGGCGCAAGCGGCAGGCCTTCGAGGGTTCGATAGAGCCCCGGGACCCGTCAAGCGCCGTGGCCGGACCAGCAAGTTCGAGCTGCTCATGAGCGCTGTTGATCAAGCGTACGAGGATCACGACGCCAACGTCCAGGAGGAAGCGG